CCTGGGCTCTAAGGTTAGCGAGACAGGTGGAGGTAGCACGACGCTTGCCCTGTTCTCTTGCGAGGACGGCGTCACTGTCCACGGCCCAGTCCTGCCAGTGGGCGGCGTAGTCAGTGACCTGGGAAAGCGACTGCTCATCCACTGGAGGTACTGGGTAAGATGGGTTGCGCTCATACGGGGCATCCTCACCGCAGTTCACCGTGGGAACCGGAAGCCGCGTCTGGGCGACTTCCTTGCCCATCGTTGCGGGTGGCTTCGAGAACAGCTGCCCGGGCGCACAGCCCATGAGCAGCATCGAGCTGGCCATGACGGTCAGCAGCAATACCGGTCGCATCCTGGTTCTCCTTATCGATACTGGCCTGGGCCTGCCGGGATGCTTCGGCCTCAACCTTGCCTGTCCTATTAAGCGTGGCCACCGCCTGGGTGTTGGCATCTTCAATGCCGGCCGCCGTCGGAGATGACTTGCTGAACAGTGACTTCAGGAAAGTGAAGCCACCATTCAATACAGAGAAGACAGTCGCCAGAGTGGCCCACATTACGGCACGTCCTTGTAGAAGATGTGGCTACCAATCTGCACCGTACGGGTGGCTTCCTTCGTCCACGCTGGAGCAGCAATGCTCTTTGCGTAGTAGTGAGTCGCACCGAGCGTCGGGTCAGACTGGAATGAGGCGAGTACCAGGAGAGCCGCATCCTCACACTCCTGGTACTCGGACTTGGGAATCTCACGGGAACCAGAGAGAAAGGTGTAGTTCGGGTCATTGGCGTTCCAGCAACTGAACTGGAACTTCGCCCGGCAGACGCTTGCGTAATCCTTCCCCCACCATGTCTTTGGGGAAAGAACTCGGTTTTTGATTACCCAAGCGACCGCTATCTTGCCTTCCTTGACCTCTCCTCGGGCTTCGCCCCAGAGAGTCCTGGTTACCGTGTCCAAATCCCCCTCAGTATATGTTGGGTAAGTAACAGACACAATACAATTCCTTCTACTGTTGCGTTGAGCTACCTGTTGAGGAGTCCTCAACGGGCGTTGAGGCACCAGAGACACCTTGCTGCTTCACGACCCGTCCGATGATTCCAGACAGCGCTACAGCCGGAGCCAGGTAAAGGAGCATCCACTTGCAGCTCTGCTGCCAGTCGGGTGGCATCGAAGCCCAGGCCACCGGAATCGCACCGGCAATGCTCAGTGCATGCGTGGAGTACATCTTCCAGAACTGTTTCCATTCGTCGATTAAGGTCAGTTTCTGGATAGCCATCTGAAGAACTCCATGCGAAAGGAACAGGCAAGGCCGACCAGTGCTCCCAGCGCCAACCAGATCCACCGGCCCGCCAGTCCTGCACCTGCCACCTTGTACTTGAAGGTGATGAACTCCTCGATAGTCGGAGCCTGCTCACCCAGCGACTTCTCGACCTGTTGAAGCCGGCCGTCCATCAGGATGAGAATCCTGGAGTGCTCTTCGGCCTTTTCATACTGACCCTTGCGAGCAGTCTTGGCCTCATCCACTTCCTGGCGAATATGTCTGACCTGCTCGATCAGAGTGGCCAGCTGGATTGCGATAGTGTCATTCGACATGTAGACGGCCCTGTAAACGAAAAAGGGCTGACAGCAGACCGGGGGATCCACTGTCAGCCCTTGGTGATCCCCTTGCAGGGATCACTGGGTGAAACAATTATCGAGATGATACGTGATTGTTGCCTGGCACTCCAGATCAGTCTGAGGATTCGGGAACCGGATGCAACACTACCGGTTCCCTCGGATCTACGATGAGCCGGCTGGAATGATTGTTCAGGTGCGGGTTGGCAGTCTTGAAATCTTCCAGACTTTCAATCTGCCAGTTGCTGGTAACGATTGGCGTCGAATCAGTCATCATCCACCTGCTGTAGTTGTGGTGGTTTCCGAAGGCGTACGGCGAGGATCATCCGGTGCGTACTGCCGGAGATCATTCGCTGCATACAGCCCATCGTCCCAGCCGCACACAACCTCTTCATCTGAGATCAGCAAGCCATCCGGCATCGGATTGTGGATGACATCCGGACCCCCTTCTTCCTCCGGCCAGGCGAGGTAATTCCACTCGCCAATATTGATGCAGTTGCCTGCAGCATCCCGATAGATTTTCATGTGCTTTTCCTTTACGCCGAAGTGACACCGGTCCAGCCCGTGTTACCCGTGCCAGTTGTTTTCGTGTACAGCGAAGGTGTGCCATCCGCACCGTCACGACGACGGTAAGTGCAACCCCGTTTTCCTGTGATAACACCTTCCGGAGATCCCGATCCGGTAGTGTCAAAGACACCCGTATCGCCATCAAGTGACAACTGCAAACGAACGCCGACCACCGTGGAGGTCGACACAATCGTATTGCCGTTGTAATCACGGGCGATCACACCATCTCCGCCCAGACGTTGCCGCTGGAAAGCGACCCCATTCGAGGAGGCGATCACACCGAAGTTACTGGAATCGATCTGCACACCACCAATGGAAGTCGTTCCTGGAGCCAGCTTCGTGCTACGGGTATAGCCCACCCGGAAGTCATGGTTGGCGTTGATGTCCCGGTCGGTAGTCTGTTTGCTCTGCCAGTGGATCGTGTCCGAAGTTGAGTCCACGTCCACGCCTGCATCGTTCCAGATGACCGTGGTATAGCTGTTGGTCGAGTCCACCGAGGCAAGCATGTAGCCATCGGCCGGTGCACCGCCGAGCAGCCGGTGCTGGGGATTGATCAGCCTGGCTCGCACATTGCCCGTCAGGGTAAACGGCCACTTCGTACTGGCCACGCCACCGAGATGGTAGAAGCTGCAGTTCTCGATCGAAATATCCGTGTAGCCCTGGATGTAAAACGGCGGCGAACTCGCAGAGGTGTTGTCCCCCGTCACCGTGCAGTCCACCAGACGACCCTGCTTGGCCTTGGCCGGCACCGTATCCGTACGCAGGCGGATGCCATAGGCAGCCACCCCAAGGATGACGGTCTTCGCACCATTGACCTGAAAGTTCGAGCAGTCGGTGATCTCCAGCCCCGAGCACTGGGTATCCGTCGGATCCACGTTGGCCAGGATGGACGAGAAACCATTCACGGTCAGATTGTCGATGTTGACGAATGCAGCGCCCCGACCAGACTTGTTCGTGATGATGCCATTCGCAATGACGGTTTCACCTTTGCGAATCTGCACAATCGAGTTCATGTCGTTGTAGCCGCGCAGGTCAGCCAACGTCACGAGCTGCGGAACCGCTCCATTGCGGTTCGTGCCATACACCAGATGGCACGGGTCATTAGCCGTTGCAGAGCCGGCAGCGTTGATTGAGTTGACCGAATTGCGGGAACTGGAGTTGGTAACCGTGTACTCAAGCGGCTGCTCGATCAGCAGACCGAAAGCGCAGCCGTCGATGTTGTAGTTGCGCAGCCGGACCGTACCAGCGAGCTGGGTCTGGTCGTTGAAGTTGCCGTGGTAGTGAATGCCCGTGAGCATGCCGTATACGGAGACATCTTCCACACTCAGGCCACCGCCGCCATCGTACTGACGCAGGAAGCAGTTCGCTGCGTTGCCCTGCCCGGCAACACCACCCATCATCGCAAGAGCAGCTGGCTTCAACTGGTTCTGCAGAGGCCCAAACTGTCGGCCGTCTACCGATACCCCGACCAGACCCAGATTTGCCCCACGCTGGGCAAACATCTCGATCTTGTTGGAAGTCGGCATCAGGATCGTGCCGCCATCATGAGCAACCAGCTTGATGTTGGTGTCCAGCGAACCAAGGAGGATAGCTGTTCCTTCGTCCGCGGCGATGACGGTGTCCAGCGGGCCAAACTGGTAACTGCCCTTGGGCAACTGGATATAGCCACCCAGGCCACCATTCTTGCGCAGCTCGTCGAGCGCACGACGCAGGGCAAAGGACCAGTGGGCATCTGTACTCAGATGAAAGTCCACCAGTCGAACCTGATCCCGCAGAACACTCTGGACCGAGCGCACCGGCATGGCGTCTGCTGCCTGAAACCCGGCCCAGTCACCATCGAGCATTCCATCAGTACCTGCCCGGGGAATCTTGTTCGCAGTCGGTGTCACTACAACCTGATCGAAAAAATCCTCGACATTCCACAGGTTCGTCCAGGTGTCTTCGTTCCGGTATTTCCATTGGAGCCAATCACCGCTCACCTGGAACTCGGCCTGCGGGATGTCAGCCAGCGGCAGGAGGTTCTTCCAATCCGCGCTACCCACGTAACGCCATTGGAGGAAACTCTTGCCCGCATCTTCCTGCAGCTCGATGTCCTTGGGGGTCAGGTTATGCAGGTTGGCTGCAACGAACAGGATATCCGTCAGGGAGTCATGGACCTTCTTGATAAGTGGATAGGCATTTCCCATCCGCTTATCAACAAGAGCCGCAGGACTCCCGAAAGGATTGGTTTGATTTTGGAGCATCGGTTTATGTCCTTTACAGGGTCGAGATCATGAACAGCATGAGTTCTTCATAGCGCAGCGCGTACCGGTCCCCTGCATCCCGTGCAGGACTGATCAACGTCACACCATCATCTTCATAGACTGCAGGCTCAGCATCCCAGGTGTCATGGCAAAGGATACCGTACTGCATGCCATCCAGCCCCTCTGCAGCGAAGGCAGCCTGCACATCCTGCGCCATGGCCCCGATGTGCCAGCGTGCCCCACCATCACCCTTCTCCTGGATCGCATTCTTGAACTTGTACATGCGAATCAGGGCTTTGAGACGCACAGCCACAGCCTTCTCTGCAGCGTTCAGGTCCCGCACGTCGTCCTTGTATCGGGCGTCCGAAGTACTGATCGTCGAGGTCTGTGCATACAGCTGCGTAAAGTGGTAAGAAGCCGTCCCAACTGAACCCCCACCATCGGTCTTGGGCCGGGTGTTGGTCGTCGACACCACTTCCGTGCCTGCCGTAACTGCCGCGGCGAACTGGGCATTCGTCGAGGTACCGAACAGCTGCAACACATTGGTGCCGGTCAGATTGGCAAAGTTGTAGTTTGCCGCTGCGTGAGTCGTAGTACCCGACGGGGCATAGGTCAACCGCAGGACACCCGTGTTGTCCCGGTGGTTTACGTTGCCGCTTGACGTGAGGTATTCGAAGAGGTTGATACCGGCATAGGTCTGCAGGTAGACCGGTACATCACGGAACGGCTTGATGGCAAACGAGCCATCCGTGAAACTGGTCGGAAACTGCAGGAACGGGATGTAAGCATCCCGTGGATTGAACATGGTCCGGTCAACCGACGACTGGAAGTTGCCCTCTATCCGGATGTCCTGTGTGGCGCCTGCTGCGGACTCCGTGGTGTTGTAGGCAATGGCACAGCCGTTTTCCCACTGGCAGGAGTTATCCCACCAGAAATCGGAAAGTCCCCCCAGCAGTACGCAGCAGTGGTCCCAGACTGTCTGGTACTTGGTGTTTGAGAACCCACAGGCCCGCAACGGATACCCATCCGCCTCGAAAGCAACTGCCTGACCCAGACCCAGGGAAGCAGAATCCATCCCGCTGGTGTGGTCCAGACTGTTGAAAATACAGTCTCGGAACATCGAGCCGCTGACCCCATTGCCGATGTTCGGCGCACGGATGAGCGTCACCCCGGCAGGCAGGTTCGGCGTAACACCGGTCAGCTGCACGTTGGCCCCGTTCATCTGATAGCCGGTAAACGTGTAGAGCTGCGTGGAACCAGAAAGGCGGAAGCCATTGGTCGCCGTGATCCGGGTACTGGCCGAGTTGGCGATGTCGATTGTGGTGTTGGTGTTGGCCAGCACCGGGATCTGCGGCGAAGCCCGCATCAACCCGCCCCGCATGCCTTGCCCCATGCACTTGTAGAAGTTCATGCGCTCGGCGTTGCCGATCCGGGTGAAGTCACCCGAGTTCTCAGTAAACAGCCACCCGGCCATGCGCCAGTAACCCACCGACTGCACATTCACTGCCATGCAGTCATTGGCTTCCCGTGCCCACACACCGACATCCCACTCATCGCTCAGGGTAAGCAGCGAGGCATCGTTATAGCCGGCAATGCCATTGAAGTTCGGCACCAGCCGGAAGTTACTGATGCGCGAATCCTTGTTCAGGATCAGGCCTACCGAGAACGGCCGCGGTGTCGCCGGCGAACCGTTTACCGAGTCGCCCAGCGTGAAATCCGTGAACGGAAACGACCGGCTACCCACTGTCTTCGGAGTACGGTAGTTGGCAAAGTTGCTGATCGTCTGGTTCTTCAGGCCGGTTCCAATCAGGTAGATGTGTGTGCCGATCGTGTCCGACTTGAGAAATCGTGTCGGGTCCGGCCGGTAGGTATCCCAGTAATCCACGCCGTCGCCATGGAAGTGAACCCCGCGTGGCGTCTCAAGCGTCCTAGACACACGGTAGCGGCCTGCTCCAATACGCACATCAGTAGCACCGGAGTTCAGCGCTTTCAAGATCGCATTCGTATGATCGAGCAGCGGCACGGCCAACTGGGTGTCGTTGTATTCGAACACATTCAGATAATCGAAGACCTCAACTCGTTGTCTGAGTTTCCTGTCTACCGTGGTCGACTGGCCGTTGACTGGATCCGCCAGGAATCCGACGTTACCAGCACCTTCTGGACCAGCAAGGTCGGCCTCCATTTCATCCAGTGCTGCGAGCGGTGCGCCATTGATCTCAGTGAGGTCAAGCCAGCCGGTATCCAGCTTATTGTCTATTCCCGCACGAGGAATCTTGTTTGCTGCCGGTGTAACCGTCACTTGGTCAAAGAAGTCCTGCACGTTCCAGAGATTGATCCAGACCGTATCTCCAACATAGCGCCACTGCAACCAGTCGCCGTTGACCTGGAATTCAGGATTACGGCCATGAACCAGGGAGAAAGGGAACAACTCGTTCCAGCCGGTGTCGCCCACATAGCGCCATTGCACATCGGTGTCCGTATGCTGGAACTCGACGTTCTTCGGCTGCAACATGTGCAGGTTTTCAGCCACATAGGCGATGTCTTTCAGCGCCATCGCCACAGCTTGCACAACACCATAGGCCGTGCCCAGCATCTGGTCGACTGCCGGCGTACCGCCACCGGAACAGGTATCCAACGTATTTCGCATGCCCATAGTCAGGCCCACCCATTCTTATCAAAACGTTGACTGGATCTCGACAGGCTGGTGCTCACCAGATCCTGCTGAACGACTTCGGTACAGGTCGCCTCATAGGCAGCCTCGTGTCCCTGGGCAATCACCTGGGATTCCTGAGTGTTGAGCTGACCAAAAGCCCGGTAGGCGATCCAGGAACGAAGTGCCGGCACCAACACATCCGGCAGTTCTATTTCCTGGCTCAGGTTGTCTAGCGTGAGCAGCGCATGTTTCGCCTGATACACCACGCTCAGTGCCACCCCACTCACTGGGTGAGGCACCTGCAGGACATTGCCCTGGGGCTTGAAGACCGAGGCGGGATTGCCTTCATCATCAAGTGGCAACTCACAGCCGTAGCTGTTGAACACACTCAGGATCCGGATCACGTCTTCCTGGAACGGTTCCCGCCACAGATCCTTGATGTAGGGAACCTGTGTCGATGTGTCCGCCTGCGACTCGGCAAACTTCTTCAGCAGGTGGTAGTTCGTGATCCAGTCCACCAGCTCGATGAGCACATCACTCTCTTTCAGGATGAACCGGGTATGGAGCTTGAGCAGCCCATCGTTGGCGAAGCGGATGATCCGCTCCTTACCCGCATCCGCAATCGTACCGTCCCCTTCGCCCGCCAGATTCAGATTGGCGAGTTCCCCGAAGGAGAGGTCGGCAAACAGTTCCTCGATATTCATTCAACCCTCACACGATATAAGCAGACAGCCCACTGGGTTCCGAGTGTTCTTCCTCGTTCTCGTAGATCTGCACTTCATGGGGGGTAGCCGGCGCTGAATCAGATGGCTTCCATGGCTTGAGAAAAGCCAGCATGGACACGGTGTCCACGAAGTCATCCTTGCCTTTGATACCCGACTGAGTGACCAGCTTGAGCTGGGTCATCGCCCGTCCCATGATGACGGAGTGCTTCATCTCTTCCGGGAAGAACATCTTCCCGACCTTGAACCAAGGAACAACCAGATTGAAGCGGGAGAGCTTGTCGGTGATTGGGCGTATGCCAGGGCTGCCGCTCTTCTCGCTGCTTGCGAAGCTAAACCAGATGTTGCGTCTGATCTGCTCCTGCTGAAGCCAGGAGATGAAGCCGCCCTGCTGTCCCGTGATCTCGATGCCTACCTGCTGCGGTTTGTACTGCTGAACCAGACGGAAGAGATCGTCGACCGTCTTGTCCATTTTCTGACGTTCCAGGATGCCATCTACCCAAAACCAGTCACCGTTGGAATTGTACGCCCAGACGCTGATTGCGGAGAAGTCAGCCGTGGTTTTTTCGCTGGTTGCGAAGTCCGTCGTGATGTAGAAGTTGAAGGTGCTGCGGTTCTGCAACAGATTCTTTCTGGAGTACCAACGGATCTCTTCATCCTGTACCAGCCGTTCCTCGTCCGATGAGATGCGCAGCATCAGCTCCTGCATGAAGGCGGCCACATGACCGGTACCGACGGCAAGGTCATACTGGTCCTTCACGTACTTGTAGCTGAAGCGATCGGGCCAGGCACCGACGAACTCCGACTCCTCGCACGGGAAGCGCTCACACACCGGCCACACGTTCACATCCCACTGGCCAGACTCGACCGCCTCGATCAGGATGTCGTCCTTGTTGAACGGCGTGCCATTGAAGATGATCTTGCGCTTGGTCGGATCCAGCGCGTGGTTCACCCCCTTGTAGACCGTGTCCTTGATGGCGATCATCGCGGCCTTGGACTTCGAGTCATCATCCGACACGAGGTCATCGAGCACGCACAGCTTCGGCCGCTTGCCGAAGATCTTCGTACCGCGGATACCGGTCTTCGCCCCGAACATCTTGATGCCCAGGCGGTGGCCATCCTTGCTGGTGAACTCCAGGTAGTTGTCGGTGAAGGTGGCCTTGGGGATCCAGTGCTGCAGGAATTCCGAGTTGTTGTAGCGGAACTCGATATTCTTGCGCGCAGACTTCACCCCGTTGTCCATCGAATCGGACACATAGATCATCGCCTCCACACTGCCGAAGCCGGGCAAGTATCCAAACACTGCGAGGAACAGGGAAAAATACTCGAAGAAGAGAGTAGTTTTCGCTGCACCCCGGAAACAGAGGTTTGCGATGTAGTCGGACTTCGAATCGACTACCTTGTCCAGCATCTTCAGGTGAACCGGTGGCGTCTTGTGAGATTCGCCCTGTTCTCCGTTCACGAGCTTGATAAAGTTCATGAAGGTCAGGGCAAACTCACTTGGCGTGTAACTCGCAGCGTTCAATTCTGTGTAATTGACCTGGTCGAGCCACGCATCAAGCTCTTGTTTGATAAGCATCAGGGGATCTCTTTGGCCTCCACGTCGACAACTTCCACCAGACGTTGTGCTGCGATGTCTTTTGCGGTGGCTCCGTTAGCGATGAGTTCACGTTGTTGCTGACTCATCTTCTGCAACATGTCCTTGAGTTCGGACATTCCTGAACTCTCCTTCATGTCAACCGAGATCTGTGCGGTTACTTCCTTGGGTTTACTCAAGTGAGTGAGCAGTGAGTTGGCTGCTTCTGCTCTTACCTTCTCACTCACCGCCGTTCTCATGAGGGTGGCCTGGGTTGTGATTGCCTCCTGGTACAGGTGGTTGTTCAGTACCCAGCTCGGCACGATGGTCTGTTCGAGAATCAGGTTGACGAGCTTGCCCTTGGCATACGCTGACGTGTAGGCCGAGATGGTTTTCTCGTCCGCTCCCTTGGCCAGCAGTGCACTCATGCGTGCCGGGAACGTCTTGAAATAGGCGTCCTTCAGCGAGTCGCCCATCATCCGATAGCTCACGAAGGCCACGGCGTGGACATAGTCCTCGGCCTTGAACTTGCCTTCCTTGAGCACCGACATGTAGCTGATGACGTTGTTGCGCACCTGCTCGGCCACGAGCGGATCAGCGGCGATGTTGTTGATGAGGTCCACGAGCTGCGGAGTGACCGCGCTCTTGAGGGTGGCAGGCAGTGCCCGCTCGACGACTTCCCTGGTCAGCATGGCTTCAACCCTCCCCGCCTACCAGGCAGATCGACCAGGTAAGCCAGGCCACGCACACAGTGCAGGCGCAAGTCAGTGCGCCCAGTGCAAAACCAATCCAGAACATTTATTTCCCCGTTAACTGATTAGGGCCAGATCACGTCTGGCCCATCCCTGCTTTGCCCGGCCAGATCAGCCGCGAATGCCTTCTGCTTTCTGGATCCGCTTGGTCAGAATCCAGACCAGCTCTTCCATACAGTCACGCTGCTTGACGAGGTAGCGACGATCGATGTCATCCAGCTTGTCGTAGACCGGCGTGCCGATGAAGGCCGCGAGCTGTTCATACTCACCACTGCGGGCAAGCACTTCCTGCTTCAGGCGGTCCAGCCAGGTCGTTTCACGGGGTTCAGCGCCAACGGTGTAGGCGTTCTCGAATACATCCTTGGGCGACCAGGAGATGTAGCCGGCAAAGCCTTCAACGTTCGGGGCACCACCATCCGTGTACTCGACGAGGTAGCCGGGTTCCTCGGGGGAACTGTCACGGGTACCGCCATCCTTGAGGTTCAGGAAAGTGTCCCGGCTCATAGGCACCGCACGCACCACCTTCGTGCCGACATACGTGAGAGGCCGGGAGCCAAGAAGGGAAACGATCGCTCCGGTAGCCGGCCCTGCTGCATCGATCAGTGCCAGCTTGCTGCGCAACTCGAAACCGAGCAGCGGCCAGATCTTTTTCACAGCATTACTTCGTGCCAGGTTCTGCCCAATTTCCTGATTGAAGTTTGCCGGGTCCGCGCACGCCGACTCGCCCGTGACGGTGAAGCCGTTCTTGAGGGTCAGCACGCACATGGTCAGCAGCTTGGTAGCGTCGCTGACCGGGCAATCTTTCAGCACGTTGCCCACCGTGAACGTCACCTCGCTTGAGATGAAATCATTGAGCTGCGCCTCGGTGACACGCGGTGCCACGGCGGCCGCGGCCAGTTTTTCTTCAGTGACTTCCATATCCTTGGTTCCTTGTTTCCTTGGTTTGTTTACGGTACAGTCCATACATGGACTAAGCGTAGTCTAAAGTCTATTTCAAGATATGTCTAAGGAAACTTTTCCGACTCTATTCCCTATGGGAATGGGAGGGCTACCCCTATGAGGAACAGCAGGGAGAGGGACGACATTATAGTAATAATGTCGCGTATGAACCCTGAAACGTAGTGTTCCTTGCGTAATACGTTGTATTACCAATGGTTCAGTGTAAACTTCTGCCTGTGAGGGTGTTTCCGCCAACTTTCCGCCCTCACGGTTCGTAGCTTTGGGACTGATACCCTAGCGGGCGTGGGGAGTTAATAACCACCGCAGTTGCAGCCGGCGAACTCCTCCACCAGACTCGGATCATGGTCTGGCGGCCAGCAGGTGATGCAATACGGGATCTGAACCGTTGACCAGTCAGAGGAACAAGGGAGAGCACAGGTTGCTCTCCCTTTTCTTTTGGTGGCTCGATCCTCTGATGATCGCGAGCTTGCTCTTCGAGCAAGCGCGTCCTGCGGGGAGCCAGGAAAGAAAGACAGTTAGTTGCAGGGTGCCAGCCATTACAGAACACGTACCCTGCACTACAACCAGCACACCGGCCTGACAGTTCACTGGCTCAGCCGGCTCAACATGGCCTGGCAATCACGTCTCACCTGCTACAGCCGTGAAACATTCTCTGCTGATCAGACTCAATCCCATACTGCACAAGGCTCTCAGCCATTCATGCAGCAGTCCGCAGATGTTCCACGCAACCCGCATATAGAGAAAAATTCCTGCAAAATTTTTTGGCAGGACCGGATTCGGCATTGCCTAAAAAAGAGGCAAAGGGTTGCAGGAATTCTCATAGCTATGTTCCATCGTAGGGTGTTGCGCTCGGGTCGAGTACACACGTACACCACCCCCCCGGTATGCAATCCTATGTGGTATCTCAGGCCACCCCTGTTTATTCAGGCTGTGTACACGTACACGTCGGCTACGCCGCTGTCAGCGATCATGTTGATGTGTGCTGGTGATCATGTGCTGGTCATTCACCAGTCACTCACTCTCAGTCATCACGAGATCAGTACTCACCATGTGCATGGTCAGTACACAGTGAGCGCAGAGTAAGTACACGCTCAGTGTCTGCTAAGCCTGCTCTATATGGAGGGAATGCTGAGCGGATGCTAGGTCACTGTGGTTGTTCTATCTGCAGCTACGCTGCTGTTGAGCATTTCCCTGCTCGCTCTTTTCTTGGTTGGGTCTAAATCCCAGACTCAACCTCTTTCCACTAAGTTACCTCTAATTGGAGTTTTACTATGTCCTCAGCCCGCATGACGTTTGGCACGGTTCTCGGTACGGTTTCGGATGCAGCAGTTGCTGTGTCCACTACGCTTGGCTCGTTGACCAAGGGCGTCAACATGCTGGACGAGTTCGTCACGGTTGCTGCTGTGAAGCAGAAGGCACGCAACGTGGTCGAAGTTGAAACCTTCGCTGTTCGTTTGCAGGAAGAAGTGGCCATGGAAGAAGTCGAGCGTGGCATCAAGCTCGAAGAGTTCAAGGCCAAGTCCACTGCTCACCGCGAAGCATTCGACAAGTCGTTCGATCGCATTGGCGCATTGCTGGCCAAGCACAACATCGGTATGCCTGTCTCGGCGTAATCCGTTCTGGCTCAATCAGCGTAGCGACGTGCGTCAGCACGTCACCTAGCGGTGGTTGGGCCTTCTCTAAATCAGGACCAATCGATTAGTCATCTGGCTAATCCATTGGTCTTTTTTCATTTCAGGACCTGTCTCATGAATACGTTCTTCGCTGTGATGTTCGCACTGATCGGTGTGCTCTTCGCTGCTCTGGGGCTGCTTCAGCTTGGTGGTGTGCTGCCCAACATCAGCGCATGGTCCGATATTGCCTGCCTGCTCATCGGCTGCTGCTTCGGTCTGCTGACGGTGGCTGTCTACCGCGATCTCAGCTTTGGCTAGGCTGGTGGTGCCCTGCTGCGCAGGGCGTTAAACCACGATAGACCATTCCAGTGGGATAGTCCATGCACACATTCCGTATCCACTCGATCCGCTCGGGACGGGCATTCTGTGTCCGTGCAATGGACGAGATCGATCTTAAACTGGTGCTGCGTAAATTCTACGCCTGCACCCAATATCAAATAATCGGCTACTGAGCCAAGGAAATAATCATGTCCTCGAACAAACCGCATGACCACTTCCGTCAACTGCTGCTGGATAACGACATACCAGAATCCAAGATTGAATGTCTCATAATTCAGAACGGATGGTCGACTCAGCAGATCGTGGAGTGGTACATCGAGCAGGGAATGCTGGAAATCATCGAAGACCTGTCAGGGGAGCCAAGGTGAAAAACTACCAGCAGACACCCAAGTAGCGTCGTATTCAGAAGCGCAAGCTGGAACTGAGCAAGCGTGCGAAAGCACATTCAGTTCCCTATTTCAATCCGCGTGAAAGCTGGACACCGCGGAGAAAGTTAGGCGGTGTGCCTGAGTCCATCCTCGCAGGTAAGCAAATCAGTTACGTCTACTCGAACTGGTATTGCCGCTTCTTCTGATTTATGGCTGCTGGCGGCTACGCCGCTGTTGGGGAGTTAATCAAGGCTCCCGTTTTTCTCAATCTCTCTCAGGTGTTTTATGTCTCAGGAACTACTCGATGATCTGCCCTTCGATTTAATCGAGGATATTGAAGCCCAGCTTCAGCAGGACCGTAGTTAATCCGCAGTAATCGTTAGTCCAGTTTTACTGTTTTATTGGGTGGATTCAATCCTGAGTCCATTCAACCTTCTCTCTCAAATCTCTCAGGAAATATCATGGCAATCGAATCGAAGAACCTGTTCGGCGCAAACAAGAACGCAGCTACCACCGCTGGCCGTACCGACAAACCGAA